TTCTCCTTTACAAGCCACAGCTTTAGAACTTGGAGCCGGTTGTTTTACAGTAACTGTTGGTGGCGGTGGTGCGGGTGCGCCTGGGCCTGCATATAGTACTGGAGCCTCTAATGGAGGTAATTCAATTTTTGGTGCATGTGGCGTTGAAGGATGTAACATGATTACAGGAAGTGGTGGTGGAAGATCTGGAGGTCAAAGTGGGCCTGGAGGCCCTGGTGGATCAGGTGGAGGAAGTGGTTTATATAGTTCTACCAAAGGGTGTGGAAATGTTCCGCCTTTTGATCCTCCTCAAGGTAATGATGGTGGAGCACAACCCGGTCCTTCTGCAGCACCAGCTTCTGGTGGTAACACTTCTGGTGGTGGAGGAGCTACAGCAGCAGGCGGTAGTTTTCCAGCAAGTCAAGCTGGAGGTGCTGGAGCGCCTAATTTAATTAACTGTGGTGGTGTACCAGGATTTTCTATAACAACTTTTGCTGGCGGCGGTGGCGGCGGTGGCCCAACTGGATCTGGTGGTGGTTCTGGAGGTGCTGGTGGCGGCGGAAATGGTGGAACAAGTTCATCAAATGGAACTGCAAACACTGGTGGTGGTGCTGGTGGACGTTCAAATACACCTGGTGGTGTACCAGGATTTTCAACTGGTAGGAGTGGAGGTTCAGGAGTAGTAATTGTAAGAACACCTTCTAAAGCTAGTTTAAGTGTAAGCCCAGGAACAAATGCGACAGCAACACATCCAGGTGGAGATAAAATTGCTGTATTTACAGTTAGTGGTACATTAACAATAAGTTAAAAATAATTATATGGCACATTTTGCAAAACTAAAATTACAAACAGATCCTACAGGATTTACTTCTGATACACATTTAGTTGTAGAGAATGTAGTAGTTATAGATAATGCTGTGCCTACAGCAGCAGGACCATTAGGAGAAAATGATATGCACGTTGATGGTGAAACATATTGTCAAACTCTTTTTAAAGGTGGAACTTGGAAACAAACGTCTTATAATAATAATTTTAGAAAACAATACGCGGGTTTAGATTATGTTTATGATGAGGCAAAAAATGTATTTATTGCTCCTCAACCATTCGCATCTTGGACCTTAAATAATGACAGTGATTGGGAAGCACCCACTACGTTTCCATCAATAATTGATGATGGACAAGAAAATCCTGAATGGTTTTACAATATTGATTGGGATGAAAACCTTTATCAATCAGATAATAATAAAGGTTGGATTGCTTTTAAATCAAATGATGAAGAAGACCCAGTAACCATGTATGATTGGAATGGTTCTACTTGGGTATCAAGATAGTTGACAATTTTAATTTAATCTAGTAGGTTTAGTCTTTCTAAAGAGAAAGTATGAATCAAAATAAATTTTTAATTTTACCTATATAGATATCTTATGGCGATAAAAAAATTATTTGCCACCCCTATTTGGAGTGAAAAAATAAACTTTAAAGAAATACAGAAAGATAGACTCATAAAAGATATTTTATCTAATTACAAAAAAGACAAGTATCGTAATAAATGGGATTCTTTCGATCAAAACGGTACTCCATCTATTACTCATCTTTCTTATAGAGATGATTGTAACACCAATTTTATTAATATTGATTATAAAAAATACGGATTACAAAAAGTCATAGATAAAAAAATAAAAAAATTTATTAAAACACTTCCTTTAAAAGGTGATATAAATTATGAATGGGGCTTTTCCACATATCATGTAACTACTAAAAATCAATTTATGTCTTCGCATCATCATTTACCAACAGATTTTACATCAGTTTTTTTTATAAAATATGATAAAAAAATACATGCCCCTTTAACATTATATGCACCTTATGGAGATATTGGTTTATACATAGGCATGATAAGACCAGCTTTATTTAATAATGCTAATTTAGATTATTTAAAAGGACACGAAGATATTTATCCAGAGGAAGGGGAATATGTTATTTTTCCCTCTCACATTTTACATAGTGTAAAGGCATTGAATAAAACAAATGAACCTAGAATTACCATATCCGCTAACATTAAAATTGACAGTGTTAACAAAACTCATTATAAGTAAATATATAAAGACATATGAACTTAACAAACTATTATTGGTATTTTCAATCAGCGGTGCCCTCTAGAATTTGTGACGATATAGTTAAATATGGAAAATCTATTTCGGATCAAATGGCAGTAACTGGTGGATTTGGTGATAAAAAATTAAGCAAAAAACAAATAAAAGATTTAAAAACTAAACGAGACTCTAATATTGTTTGGATGAATGATAGATGGATTTATAAAGAAATTCAACCTTACATTCATCAAGCAAATGCAAATGCGGGTTGGAATTTTGAATGGGATTTTAGTGAGTCATGTCAATTTACAAAATATGAAAAAGGGCAGTATTATGATTGGCATTGTGATAGTTGGGATAAACCTTATGTTAGAGAAAATCCTCAAGATCCTACCAACGGTAAGATAAGAAAATTATCTGTAACAGTTAGTTTATCAGATCCAAAAGATTATAAAGGTGGTGAATTAGAATTTAATTTTAGAAATTTAGATCCTGATAAAAAACCAAACATAAGAAAATGTAAAGAAATATTACCAAAAGGATCTTTGGTTGTTTTTCCTTCACATGTATGGCATAGAGTATGTCCAGTAAAAAAAGGATCAAGATATAGTTTAGTTATTTGGAATTTAGGATGGCCGTTTAAATGAAAAATTATCCAAAACAATTACAAAAAGAAGATTATTTTAAATGTCCTATATGGTTTGCTGACGAACCGGCTTTTGTAAATAGTTTAAATAAAGCCTCTGATAAATATATTAAAGAGTCTAAAAAATTATTAAAACCACAAATCAATAAACGTAATAAAAATTTTGGTAATAAGGGAGACATGGGTCAGGTATTTCATTCTACTACTTTAATTAATGATTCTAAATTTAAAAATTTACAAGATTACGTAGGTGCAACTGCACATAATTTATTAACAGAGATGGGATTTGATTTAACTCACTATCAAATATTTATTACAGAAATGTGGGTTCAAGAGTTTGCAAAAAATGGTGGTGGACATCATGCTTTACATACACATTGGAATGGACATATGTCTGGTTTTTATTTTTTAAAAGCAAGTGATTCAACATCAATGCCTATATTTGATGATCCTAGACCAGGTAATGTAATGAATTTATTACCTGAAAAAGATAAAACAAAACTAACATATGCCTCATCACAAGTGAACTTTAAAGTAAAACCCGGAAGGATGATGTTCTTTCCTTCATATATGCCACATCAATATATTGTTGATATGGGTTATGAACCATTTAGATTTATACATTGGAATTGTCAGGCCATACCAAAAGGAGTTTTAAATGTCGTTCAAAAAAAATAAATATAGTCTTTTAAAAAAAGCTGTAACCCAAGAAATGGCAGATTTTTGTTATGCTTATTTTTTAAACAAAAGAAAAGTTGCTGAATTTTTATTTGATCAAAAGTATATTTCACCCTTTACGGAATATTTTGGTGTGTGGACAGATGATCAAGTTCCAAATACTTATTCACATTATGCTGATTTAGTTATGGAAACTTTATTACAAAAAGTAAAACCTGTTATGGAAAAACATACAGGTTTAAAATTATCAGAGACATATTCTTATGCTAGAATATATAAAAAAGGAGATATATTAGCTAGACACAAAGATAGATTTAGTTGTGAAATATCTACAACACTTAATCTTGGTGGTGATGATTGGCCTATTTATTTAGATCCAACAGGTAAAGAAAAACAAGCTGGTGTAGAAGTAAAACTAAATCCTGGAGATATGTTAATATACTCTGGATGTGATCTAGAACATTGGAGAGAAGAATTTAAAGGTGACCATTGTGGTCAGGTATTTTTACATTATAATAAAAAAGGCTCTAAGATGGCTAGAGAAAATGAGTTTGATAAGAGACCATTTATAGGGTTGCCTGCATGGTATAAAGGCTTTAAATTATCAAAATAATATAGTAGAATAATAATCTGGCGGGAGATACACCACCACACTATCTCCTGCCTGATTATTATAGGATTATTATGCTACAAAAATTAGGGTTTGCACCAGGATTTAATAAACAAGTTACAGAGACCGGGGCCGAGGGCCAATGGTTTGATGGTGACAATGTTCGATTTAGGTATGGAACACCTGAAAAAATAGGGGGCTGGCAACAATTAGGTGAAAATAAATTAACAGGAGCAGGTCGAGCTTTACACCATTTTGATGACAATGCTGGTATTAAATATGCAGCGATAGGAACAAATAGAATTTTATACATATATTCTGGTGGAACTTTTTACGACATACACCCTATAAGAACTACGATAACAGGAGCTAACTTTACTAGTACCTCATCTTCTACCACTGTTACAGTAACACTAGGTTCAATTCATGGTTTACAAGAAGATGATATCGTTTTATTTGACAATGTAACTGGTTTAACTGGTTCAACATTCACCAATGCTACTTTTGAAGACAATAAGTTTATGGTTACTTCGGTGCCAACTACTACAACGTTTACCATAACTATGGCAACTGCAGAATCAGGAACACCTTTAAGTGGAGCTGGATCAGCATCTGTTTTAATGTATTATACTGTGGGACCCGCACAACAACTAGGTGGTTTTGGATGGGGCACAGGTTTATGGTCTGGTACTGCATTGGGTGCAGCT